TCATTACCTACAACTACGTATGCAACAGCAGAAGTAAAAGATAATTTCATGGGTATACCTCAACAATATGCACATACGAGAATCTATACAGATATTGATTTTACTTTCTACGTTGATGAAAAATATACACTATTAAAGATATTTGAAGGTTGGATGGAGTATATTTCAAGTGGTTCTAATCGTTTAATGGAGCAACAAACAAAATCATATTATCGTAGGATGAGATATCCTGATTCTTATAAATGTAATACCCTATACATTAATAAATTTGAGAAGAACTTTAAGAGAACCCTAAGATACCAGTTCATTAATGCTTTTCCGAAAAGTATGTCATCAGTTCCAGTAAGTTACGGACCTGCTGATATATTAAAAGTCACTGTATCTTTCAATTATGACCGCTATATAGTAAGAGGTTAAATACCCATATAAATAATTTTAATGAATTGAAACATTATGCCATTACCTAAGATTAATACTCCGACGTATGAATTGACCTTACCATCGAACGGAAAGAAAATAAAGTACAGACCATTTTTAGTGCGTGAGGAAAAAATTCTCATCATGGCACTTGAAACTGAGGATCAGAAACAGATTACTACAGCAATCATCCAAATATTGACTGCATGTATTATGACAAGAAGTGTCAAACTAAATGAACTTGCAACTTTTGATATTGAATATCTATTTTTAAATGTTAGATCAAAATCTGTTGGTGAGACAATTTCTTTAAATTTAATTTGTCCTGATGATGAAAAAACGAGTGTTGAGGTTTCAATAGATCTTGATTCAATAAAGGTTAAAAAAGATAGTTCTCATACAAATATTGTTAAACTTGATGACAATCTATCACTGAAACTAAAATATCCATCTATGAAGCAATTTATAGAAAGTAATTTTGAAGCAGGTGTTGAAACTGTCAGTAATACAATGGATGTGGTTATATCATCTATTGATATGATTTACAATGAAGAGGAGAGTTGGAATGCGTCTGAGTCAACGAAAAAAGAACTTGGAGATTTTATTGATCAATTAAATACTAAACAATTCAAATTAATTGAAAATTTCTTTGATACCATGCCTAAGTTATCACATAAGGTAAAAGTAAAAAATCCTAAAACAGACGTAGAATCAACTGTATTATTGGAGGGACTGGCAGCTTTTTTCAACTAGGTATGGCTCATACGAATCTTGAGTCATACTATAAGACAAATTTTGCTTTGATTCAGCACCATAAATACTCATTAACTGAGATTGAAAATATGATCCCTTGGGAAAGAGAGATCTATATATCATTGTTACAGCAACATATTGAAGAGGAAAACTTAAAAGCACAACAACGTGGAACTTGATACAGTAAACACACCAAAGATAAATAAGAACACTTTTAAGATTGGAGCAGGTGGTCTTGAAGGAAGAGTCGCCAATAATGAAAAAAAGATTACTACATTAAAAAATATATTTAAAGCACAAAGAGTAGAGATTGGAGAGAAGATAACTCCAAAGGTCAACGTATTAGAAGAGTCATTAATCAATACAAATTTAATATTAGCAGATGTTGCTAGACAATTAGAAAAAGATTTTAGTAATAGATTAAAAACTGAAAAACTTTTACTCTCAAAAGAAAGACAAGATAAATTAGATCGAAAACGTGAAGATAAAGAGGGGAGAATAGAAACTAAAAAGATAGGTAAGATAGCAACTTCGATAGGTAGCACGATAGTCAAACCATTTCAAAGTATATTTGATAAGTTACTACAATTTGGAAAGTTATTCTTAGCAGGTGTTGGTGTTAATGCAGCATTGACATGGTTATCTGATCCTAAGAATATGGAAAGATTTAAAGGTATTCTTAAAGCCATACAAGAAAAACCCCTTATTGCATTAGGAGCTCTGGGTGGAACATTATTCATCATCAACAAAGCTATTTCTGGAACGTTTCGAGCATTAAAGAACTTTTTAGGAACAATGTTTAATTTTATAAAAAATCCTAAAAAATTCCTAAAAAACATTGTTCCTAACTTATTGAAAGCTGGGAAGAAAATGGTAAATAAGACTCCAACAAAATTTTTATTAGGTAAAGTTGGTACAAAAATTGCTAAAAAAACTGGTTTAAAAGCATTTGGTGCAATACCAGTGCTTGGTGATATAGTTGATATTGGTGTAGCAATTTATAGATTTAGTCAGGGAGATATAGCAGGTGGTTTCTTATCATTAGGTAGTGCCATTCCATTTGTTGGTTGGGGTTTTGCAGCACTTGATATTGCAAGAGAATTCAATGCACCATTCTTGAAAGGCTCAATATTACAGAAGAAGAGATTTGATGAACAAAAGAAAAAAGAAAATAAAAGAGGTAGTGCTTTCGATAGTAGGGCAGGATTCACAGGAACCTCTGTATCACCAGGTAAAGAGTATAGGGTAAATGATGGTGGTGAATTGGAATATTTCCAACCTCTTGTACCTGGCAATATATTTTCATCCACACAAGTAGAAAGAAAGTTAAGAACTAACAGTGGTGCATCAAATATAACATTCATGGAATTACCAATGCTCGATCAGAGAACTAAGAAGCAGATAAAACAAGTAGAACCAGGTGGTGATTCAACAGCTGCTGATGTTACTTCTTATTCATCAACTGATAATAATCAGTATCTTGCTGAATTTAGTATACTTGCAGAGTTAGGTGAGAAAGTATAATGGCAGTTGAAGATAGGGCAAAAGAATTAAATTCTCTTGCAGAAAAAATAAGAGGATCATTCACTAGATTTAATTCACAATTAAAATCTATATCTGATAAAAGAAAAAGAATGTCTAGAAACGTAGCAGAGAGAAAAAAAAGAAGATCAAAATTAAAAGCTACTACTTCAAGTTTTGGTAAATCAATAGGCAATATAACTTCTAATGTGTTAAAAACACCTGGTGATATTTTTGGTAAGGTATTATCTTTTGCATCTTTATTTTTACTTGGTGCGTTAGTAAATATGATACCTCAAAGGCAACAGCAAATAGATAAAGATTTAGAAAATACAAAACAAAAATCTACAAAAATTGGCAATTTCTTTACAGGCATGGTTGATGCAGTAAAAGGTTTTTTTGGTAGTTTTGATAAAACAAAGGCAACTGCTGACAAGACAATAACAGGTGTAAAAGATTCAACTGAGGAAGCAAACAGAGAATTTGCTGATTTAGAAAAAAGTTTTAAAAATTTTGATAATTCTGATAATATAACTCCGAGTGGTGGACCAGAAGAAGAAATAAAAGACGATGATAATACTGATGATGTAGATAGCAAATTTAAAAAACCAAATAAAACAGGATTTGGTGGTTTAAAAAGAGATAATAAAATAAAAAAGAATTATGAAAAAGTATCATCAGAATTTATTGATACTGAGTCAGCCTTGATAAGAGACAAAGATCTTGTGAAAGGTGCAACAGTAGGAGAGGTCATACCATTTAACAAGAAAATGATAATAAATAAGATTGAAGAAACTTTAGGTCGTGGTGAATTACAGTTCGGAACTGGTGTTCAAGATGGAAAAGATGTTGTCATCATAAGTCAAAAAGTTCTTGTAAATTAGTATGTCATTCGCAGGTCCATCAAATTATAAAACTCTTCGCATTGATAAGTCTAATGTGACAGAGGGTACTTCCGCTCAGACTATTGAGGCAGTAGATAGAGATTCATATAATGTAAAAACTGCACAACTTGAAGGAAAAACAATAAGATTTGATTATTTTGAAAGTATCTATTCTCCAATGATTACTGCAAGCACCACCATAGTTGATACTGGTGATTCTGCAACAGATGATAGAGATAATTTAGCCACTATTAGAGATGGTTTCCCGATAGTCGGTGATGGTACAGAATTTATTACTTTTGAAATTTTGAATGGAAGTGGAACATTAAAAACAAAACAACCAATGGCAATTACTGGTGCTCCAATAACTTTAGATCAAAGTCAAAGACAAGTTCTTACATTGCCATTAGTATCTAAACATTCAATCGACACTGCAAGTAAACCAAGATTAGGTTCTTATGGAGTTGGAACCATAGATGAAGCAGTTAAAAAGATATTAAAAGAAAATAATTTACCTTTTCTTGAAAAAAATATAGAAAAATCTAGCACATTAGATAAAGTAGATGGTAAAAATGAAACTCCTATTGATTTAATATTTCACTTATCAAAGAAAACAAAACCAGTCACAGGTGCACCTGGTTTTTTCTTTTACGAAACTCAAGAGGGATTTAATTTTAGATCAATCGAGGGTTTGATTGAACAGGGCATGGAAGATTATAAAAATAATAGAACTGATCGCACATACACTTATTCTAATAATCAAAGACAAGATCCAACTGCGGAAGATAATTATAAGTTGGTAAAGATGCCAGTTATCAAAAGAGATCAAAATCTTATCACTGCTCTTAAAACTGGTGTTTATAATGTTCGCATACAGACCAAAAACCTATTAACAGGTTTATTTACAGATAATATAGTGAATCTTCTTGATAAAAATTCAACATATCTTGGTAATAAACCATCCATAAAACCAAATCAGAATAAAACAACTGCTGCTAATTATTCTAGAACTTATAGTTATGTTTTGACACCAGGCAGTCTTGATGAAGGAGTAGGTACGAAGGTTACAAACAATCCAGCTGAGTATGAACCACAAGCAAACATGAGATATGCAATGTTACATTCACAAATAGTTGATATTCAAATTCCATGCAATGTTAGACTCATGGCTGGTAATGTGATCAAACTTTTGATTGAAAATGTTACGAGTGGGAATAAAACAAATCAAGTGGATAATCCAAATCGTAGTGGTTTTTATCTAATTCTACATCTTAGACATCATTTTGATCCCAAGCATTCTTACACATCATTAACACTTGCCCGTGATACTTACGGATTATATACTAGTAACAAATGAGTTCACCAAAAGATACACCGTTTACTAAAACGAATAGTAAATCAATATATGGAAAAACCCCACTTGAATCTTGGGTTGGTACTGTTGTATCTTTTGGTTCACAGAAAGATCAGGTAGAAGGTGGTTGGGGTTGGAGATATAAAGTTAGAATCATGGGTGATAATACAAACACTGATCAAATTAGTGATGAACAACTTGATTATGCATATGTTTTACTTCCTACCACTGCTGGTTCTGGTGGTGCGTTTAAAATGAGATCAGTCAGAATCAGTCAGGGTGATTTTGTTTATGGTGTTCGTGGTGGTGGTGCAGGTGCACCAACTATGATATTGGGTGTATTCCCAAGAACAGCAAGTCAAGGTTCTGGTGATGGTAATTTTAAAAATCTTTCTGGGTTTGGAAATACTTTAAACAAAACTAAAACATTAAGTGGTGAGTTTAATGAGCAAAAAGGACCTAATACGCCAGGTGTTACTGCCTTAGATCCAAAAACACAAAACCTATCAAACAGACCTGATCCATCAAGTAATTTAGAATCAGTTGGATATGATCCTAAAGATGATAAGGTCATTGATAATATGGAAACTACATTAACACCTCCAGTCACTTCCCCGTCAAAAGAGTGGAAAGAAGGAGATCCAATCACAAAAGGACAAGTTAAAACAATATTGAATGGTAAAACAAACCCACCTTCTCCTGATTACAATTACACTGACACTTTAATAGTCGCTGCGATTGGCCAAGCAAGAACACAAAATCTTTTCTCTGCATCTCTTACAGATACAGCTACTCAAAAAATTGCAGCAGGTGGTGATGGTGCTGCTATAATTGCGATATTGTTTCCACCAGAACTTCCAGTCAATCCATCATAAATAATACAGTTATTATATCATATGACAGCAGTAACCCTAGCAAATTCACTTAAATGTACCTCAACAGATGTAACTGGTGATGTAACTAATTCATTGAATAAGTTTCTGAACAACGTTTCTGAGGGACTTGGTGGCGCTTTTGACTTTGTTGATGGATTAGAAGAAACTGTATCTGATATTGCTGATAGTATGGAGGGACTTACCACAGCTATGAGTGACTTTTTAGAAGAAAGTGTGGTTGGTTTTGTTCAAGAGGGAATGCAGGCTGCGAAGAACTTTCTTCTAAGTAAGTTTACTTTTAATCCTTTTGCTGGTTTAGCACAAAACAGTGCTTTTGAAAATGCAATGATGAGACCTCTCAACGGACTCTTTAAAACTTTTGGTTGCCTTGGCTCTACAATCAAGAAGGCAATGAAAAATACTATAAGAAATATGTTGGGTAATATGATCAAAGGTGGATTTACAAATCCAATTGAGTGTGCTGTTCAGGATTTTGTCGGTGGTCTCATGGGCAAAATTACAAACATGGTGAGTGGAATTGTTGAACCATTGATGGCTCCGATTAATGCTATGTTAAGTATAGTTGGAAAAGGATTTGGAGCAGTCAAGGGTTTTCTTCTCGGTGGTCTGAATATTCTTGGTAAAATTCAAGGATTGATTAACTGTGCTGATGATGCGAGTAGTGGAGAGTGTCATGTTGTTGAAACATATGATTTATTCACAGGACCAGCAAGTAAAAAAGGTGATGCAGAAAAACAAAACTTTATATCAAAAGGACTTAATAAGTTCACAGAAAAAATAGAAAAAACAGGTGATAATCTTGATGGATTAACAGGAGACATTGGAAACTGGGGTATATTTGGTGGTAAAAGAGAAACTACAAGAGAAGATAGATTAAAAGAAATTGATAAAGAATTTATAGAAGAACGTGGTGATTATCCTAGCATTGCTGATGTAGATGTTGAATTAAGGAAAACAAAAGCTGAAACTGATAGAATAGCAGAAGAGTTAATACAAAATAATGCTAATCTTAAAAGAATAAATGCATCTGGTAATACAAGTTTTGCTGCTTCTAGACCATATATAGTGAAAAGAGAGACATTAACAGAGGAACTTAATGTAGAATCTAATAAATTAAAAAAATTAGAAGAAATTCTTGTTAAATTAAGAGAATTACAAAGACAGAGAGCAGAAGTATTTAAAATGGAAGCAGGTGCAATTATAAAAGAGGATCTTGGTGGAACTGCAGCTATAAGAGGTGATATAGATCGTGAAGAGGCAGATTGTAATTCAGGTAATGTGTTTAAATGTGGTATACCAAAGGTAAGTATCTTCGGTGGAAATGGAGAAGGTGCTGTCGGTGATGTCATTTTAGGTAACTTTATTGAAGAATTAGACAAGACTATATCAAAGACGGAGTATAAAAAGGTTGTAGGCACTAAAACATACGCAAGAATAGGAGATTATTTCATAACAAAGAGTGGTGGACAAGGAAACAGAATGAACACTTATTATCATGTATTGTTAGAGAATGGAAATTATCCACGAAAAGGTAAAAATTATAGACCCGAAGCAGGAGCCAGAAAATTTACAAAAGAGGAAATTGTTGCAACAGCTGCTCTTATTAAATCTGGAAAGTATGATCCTGCATCAAGAGTAGATCAAGTAGATTATGTCAAAACACAGGTTGGTGGAAGTATAATTGAGGATATTAAACAAACTGGTGGTATTATTGGTGTAGATATTAAATATCCTGGTGAGGGATATACACAAGAACCTATTGTACGTTTTGAGGATAATTGTAAACAGGGATATGGTGCTTATGGTCGTGCTGTGATAGATAAAGATCCAAATTCACCAACTTATGGTCAATTAACTAAAATTTTAATTATATCAGAGGGTGAAAATTATCCAGTAGAAGCACCAGAAGATGTGTTTGTTGATGAAGTTGTTGTTGAAGATGGTGGTTCTGGTTATACAATGGATGATACGATAGAAGATTTTGAAATTTGTGGACTTGATGAGAATGGTACAATTACAAAAGTGTGCACAAATGATAAAGCATATCAAACTTTACCACCTGCAATTGTTCAGAGTCCAACGGGTAGTGGTGCGATATTGACCCCTGTTATGACACGTAAACCTAGACAAATGGGTGTTGTAACTGTAATTGATTGTATTACTCCACGAGGAAATATTGTAGGATATGTAAATGGAAAAGAATATAATGGTCCTTTCCATGTTCATCCAGATACAGGTCAGAAGATGGTTGGTTTAGCACACACTACGAGAGCTCATGCTACAATATATAATACTCCACAAGAAAGTTTGAGATCAGGTGGTACACCTTCATCTAACGTGGGATCAACACAAATTAGAACTAGAACTATAAGAGAATTAATAACCGAGAGTGAAACATCACAAACTCCTACTGAAACTTACACTGATCCAGTAGATGAAGCAGGTGATACAACACCACCACCAAGTGCTCCAAGTTCACCACCACCAAGTACACCACCAAGTAGTGGTGGCGGTGGATATGGAGGAGGATATTAATGTCAAATGAAGCCAGAGTTTTAGACTCCTTTGGTCCTAATCTTGTTATAGAAACTAATGGTCCTGTTGGTGTGGGTGGTGGATTTGCCTATCAACTTTACTCTATAACCAAGAAAGGTTCTACATGGCAACAAGCATTGCATGAGAGTGGATTAGCAACTATGGGGTCGAGTAATGGACTCGAAATTCAAACAGGTAAGAAAAACAAAAAGGGTGATGTGAGTTTTCTCGCCATGGCACATCATGGTGATGTTTGTCTAAATTCTAATTCAGGGTGGGTAAGAATTAAAGGTAAAAACATAGTTTTAGATGCAACAAATGAATTAATATTACAGGGCAAACATATCATACTTGGCAATGCAAATAAAACAACAGCAGACACACAAATTATCGCAAGAAAAATTGAAATCAATGGATCAAAAGAAGTAAAAATTACAGGTGCAACGAAGATAACAAAAGAGAGTGGTAATATTTTCTTAAAAGCATCGCATCATAAAGTAATGAATGGTTTAGCTAAGGCTGCATTCATTCCTGGCCAATATAAGGTAGGTTTCGGACTACGTAATCTTACTTTGGGAGATTTCTAATGTCACAATACCCAAATTCACCTGATCTCGGCAATCAATCTCAATCTGGTGATTCAGTTTTTGAGAATGTTTGGGTTTTTGGAAAACTTAATTATCCTTTTGAGCAAGATGATTTAAAGATAAGATCAATCGATGTAAGTGAACCTTCATTTTTTAAAAAAAGTGTAACTCTTTCGGGAGATTTAAATCTTACAGGAAATGCAGCGATTGTTGGAGATGTTAGTCTTGATGAATTAGACGCACGTAATGCAAACTTTACAGGTATTGTTACTACTAGTGGAGATTTATATGTATCTGGTAGATTTAGAGATGTAAATTCAGCCACTGGTTCAGCAGGTCAAATACTTTCTTCTACTGGTAACGGTGTTGATTGGATTGATGCAAATACAACAAGTGTTAATAATTCAATTAATGTGGGTGTTAATGTTGATTCAACAAACGCAGATCAATTTGTATCATTTTTTGGAGCAAATAGTGGTAATCAACCAAATCGTGTAGATAATGATTTTAAATATAATCCAAGCACTAATTTATTAAAAATAGATGGAACAGCTGGTGGTATTGTTCCTTCTGGTGCTATTATTCTGTGGTCTGGTGCTGCAAATGCAATTCCTACTGGTTATGCTCTTTGTGATGGTAATAATAATACACCCGATTTAAGAAATCGTTTTGTTGTTGGTGCAGGTAGTGGTTCTAATTATAGTGTAAATGATACTGGTGGTGCTGACTCTGTAACTCTTACAGTAAACCAAATACCAGCACACACTCATACCTACATTGATCAGTATGTTGCAATTAATAATGGATATCGACCTTGGCCAGCAAATAATAATGATTGTGCTGCGAGAGATGTTAATAGTGGAAGTGCTGGTGGTGGACAGTCACACGAGAACCGACCACCATACTATGCTCTTTGCTTTATTATGAAGACCTAGTTGACACAATTGGTGCTCTAGTATTAGAATATAAATATTATGGTTCTAAAAAGAAAAATGGACAAAGAAAAAAGTCCGATGGAAAGATTGCATGATGATATTCGTCAAGCAGTAAAGAAAATAGAAGATGATATGGATGATGAAATGGTACGCATCCATACAACCGAGAATGATGACGCAGGCTAAATAATTTACCTGCGTAAAAATCTGTGTACAAACTCTCTACTAAATTTTGCTGGTTTGATGACAGTAAAATCATCGTAAAGATGTTTTTCATTAATGGACTACCATTTACTTTTGATGAATTGCCATTTGGACACACATGGGATGAAGAACTCTGTAGTGTAGCAGACGAAAACCCTTGTTATGACCCAGAATACATGTATAAAGCATATGGGTATTTGATGTTAGAAGAATTACACCCTCTTTATTTTCCAGTTGAGTTGGAAAATCCAGAACTCTTGCCTGATGATTTAGAGTATCTCTACGAACAGGAAGAATCTACCTAACTAAATAGATCATAGGAATATTTTGTAAAAAAATAAAGCGATGCCTCTTAATAAACTAGAGAATTTTATAAAGAATACTGAAGGTCGTATTCTTTATGTGAATCCAAATGATATTGATTCTACTGATGCGATCACGAATCAAGGTAATTCACTTGCAGCACCATTTAAAACAATACAGAGGGCTTTACTAGAGTCTGCTAGATTTTCATATGTAAAGGGAGAAAATAACGATTTAATTGAAAGAACAACTATATTAGTATATCCAGGTGAACATGAACTAGATAATAGACCAGGTTTTGCAGTTAAAGATGTAAGTGGAACTGCAACAGCAGTGTCTCCTTCTGGTGCAGAAACAGCAGCACAAACAACTCTATCACTAGATTTAACATCTAATTTTGATATAACACAAGAAGATAATATTTTATATAAGTTTAATAGTATTAATGGTGGTGTAATTGTACCTCGTGGTACTTCTATCGTTGGACTAGATTTAAGAAAGACAAAAATAAAACCAAAATATGTTCCTAATCCTACTGATACAACAGTTGCCTCAACTGCATTGTTCAGAGTCACTGGTACTTGTTACTTCTGGCAGTTCTCTATCTTTGATGGAGATGAAGCTGGATTAGTATATACAGATCCCATTGATTTCTCTGCCAATAATCAATCGACACCAAGTTTTTCACACCATAAACTAACTTGTTTTGAATACGCTGATGGTGTAAATGTAGATAATCGTTTCGGTCTTACTGATCTTGAAATCTATTATAGTAAGTTATCAAACGCATTTAACGTATCATCTACGAGAGATATAGATCAAAAATATCCATCATCAAGTGAAGGATTTGCTCCACAAAGACCAGAATTTGAGATTGTTGGTGCATTTGCATCTGATCCACTCTCTGTTTCGACTATGATTTCAGGTGATGGTGCAACACCAGGTAATGTTATTACAGTCACTACAACCACACCACATGGTTTAAGTAGTGGAACACCGATTAAGGTCAAGGGTGTCTCTGTTGCTGATTATAATGTATCAGCAAAAGTTGCAAGTGTTTTAACTGCTACACAATTCACATACTTATTACCATTTGTTAGACCAAACTTATTAGCAACACCTCAATCAGTCGCATCAGCAACAATTACAATTGAAACTGATACTGTAACAGGTGCATCACCATATATCTTTAACGTATCACTTCGTTCTGTATTTGGAATGAATGGTATTCTTGCTGATGGTGCAAAGGCAAGTGGATTTAAGAGTATTGTTGTTGCTCAGTTCACTGGTATTTCACTTCAAAAGGATGACAGAGCATTTGTAAAATATAATGAAACATCAAGAGCATACGAAGGTATAACCATACAACTTTCAAAAGGTGCTTCTTTATCAAAAGAGTCATCATCACTTGATCCATCCACAGTATATCATTTAGATAGTAATGCCATCTATCGAAAAGAGTGGCAAACAACACACATCGCTATGAAAAATGATGCAATCATGCAGATTGTGTCAGTGTTTGCGATTGGATTTAATAAACATTTCTCCGCAGAAACAGGTAGTGACGCATCAGTTACTAACTCTAACTCTAACTTTGGTCAGATTGCACTTACATCTGATGGATTTAAGAAGACTGCATTTACAAAAGACGATACAGCATATATTAGTAATATTATTACACCAAGATCAATTAATGAAACTCCTATAAGTGTTGATTGGCAGTCATTAGATGTTGGACTTACTACATCTGTAGGTATATCAAGTCACTTATACTTGTTTGCATTTAAAGATTTTGATGATAAACCACCAGTTATTATTCAAGGTTATCGAGTTGGTGCAAAAACAACTGATGCCTTATCATTAAATTTTAGTGGCACTGTAAAAACTGCTGAAATCAACATGACTGATAGTGTTGTAAGCACTGGATCATCAGTCATAAGTGGCACAAATGTAAGTTTAAAAACATTTAAGGTTGAATCAGGACCTTCATTTATACAGAATGACGCTGCATCTTCAAATATATTCACTATTGGAACTCATACTCTACAAACAGGTGAGAAGATTCGTGTATTCAGTGATGATGGTGATTTACCAGAAAATATTGAAGCAAACACAGTTTACTTTGTAATAAGAATATCATCAACTGAAATCAAGTTAGCATCATCTGTAACCAACGCACAGAATAATGTTGCAATTACAGTTTATGGTGGCACAAAATTATTTGTAGAGAGTCGTGTATCAGATAAATCATCAGGTGATATTGGCTCACCCGTACAATTTGACCCAATTAATAAGAGTTGGTTCATTCATGTAGATACCGATAATACAATCTACCCAGAAATATTATCTCAGGGTGTAACTGGTCTTACAGAGAAGAGTGTTGTTACAACAATTTCAAGAACTGTTGATCCAAGATCTTTGGATGAGAGATTATATACAGTTCGAGTTGTTGTTCCAAAAGAAGCAGCAAACGCAAAAGATCCTGATGATGGATTTGTTTTACAAGAATCTAGCACAACAGGTGTAAGAGCAAGCACTGATTTTTCACTTAGAACTATTGACGCAACTGATGTATTCTTTGATCGCAATCCAAGATTTATCAGTACTTGTTCTGCATCTGCATCAACTGTTTCAGTTAGAACTGAATTGCCACATAATCTAAATGTGAGTGATAAGATTAATGTCTTAAATGTTAAGAGTTCTACAAACGCAACAGGTGTTGGTAATTCTGCATTTAACGGAACATTTGAAATTACTGCAATTACAAATGATAAAGAGTTTCAATATACAACCACTGATACTGATGGTAAGGTACATAACACAGGAAATTTTACAAGTGATACTTCTGATAGAACAATAAATCTACCAAGATTCCAAAGAAATGATTTACAATCAAATCTATACATCTATCGTAGTGAAGTAATCAGTCAGTATATTAAAGACGTACAAGATGGTGTTTACCACTTATATGTTCTAAAAGCAGATAATACAATTAATACTGAGTTTACAAATCAAAAATATAGTCAAAATGTTACTGACTTGTATCCACAACAAGATAAAGATAATGAGAATGATAATCCACCAGCATCAGTTTCATTCGCACGTAGAACACCAATAGGTGATGTTGTAACTAATAGTCTTAAAAACAGTATCACAAGAGAAGCGAATGATACATTACTACAAGACTTTGGTAAAGGATTAAAGATAACAGGTATTGAATCAGTCTCAGGTGTTTCTACAATTACCTTTGACAGAGAACATGGTTTAAGTGGTATTGTCACATACACTGATTTCACAGGTGGTACAGGATATTCAAATGGTACATATCACAATATTAAATTATTCAATGAGGGCACAACCACATGGGATGGTGCAACTGCAAAAGTAACTATTGCAGGTGGATCAATAACTAAATTTGATGTTATAGATGGTGGATCTGGGTATAGTGGTACTGAGAAATTAGAATTCGACCCAACAGTTATTGGTAATCCTACTATTGGTGCTGCCGCCACCTTTACACCAGTTGGTATTAGTACAAACGTTGGTGATGTTTTACAAATTACTGGTATTGGTACATTAACAGATGGATATTATAAAATTGCATCAGTTCCTTCAACAAAAACAGTTTCTGTTGCAACTACAGCAGGTGATCCATCATTCTTATCTGGTCAATTTGCACTTAACTTAGGACCTGCAGTCTCAATAGTATCAGATGACTTTGAATCTGTAAGTGGTGTATCTACATTTACTTGTAGTTCTGCTCATGGATTAGTAATTGGAAGTCCATTTAGAATTATTGACAGTTCAAATAATAAATTAGGTGACTTTACAGTTAAAGAGAGAGTTGGTATTAAAACATTCTCTGCGAAGACCGATGAGAATCTAAGTAGTGCATTTGTATTACGTCATGGTATGAGTGCAGGTGATGCAACATCAGGTGTAGATGGAGAAAATCTAGGTACAAGAGGATTAACATTCTTTGATAATGAAACACTTACACTTACAGAAGATTTAACAACTGGATCTCAGATGAAGGTTGTAGTACCAAACGCAGGTATTGGAACAGCAATTAGATTCCCACTTGGTTCATATGTTCAAATTGATAATGAGATAATGAGAGTTACCACATCAGAATTATCTGGTAGTGGACTTGATGTAATTGGTGTTGTTCGTGGTGCTTTGGGAAGTACAAAAGATAATCACCTAACAGGATCATTAATAAGAAAAATTAAACCAGTTCCGATTGAATTTAGAAGACCATCTATTATTCGTGCTTCTGGACATACATTTGAATATATTGGTTATGGTCCTGGTAACTATTCAACTGGACTTCCACAGGTTCAAGTTAAAACACTGACTGAAAGAGAAGAGTTCCTAGTTCAATCACAAGAGAGATCATGTGGACAGGTTGTTTATACTGGTATGAATAATGAGGGTGACTTCTTTATTGGTAATAAGAGAGTTAGTTCTTCAACTGGACAAGAAAAAACATTTGATGCTCCAGTTCCAACTGTAACAGGTGAAGATCCATCAAGATTAAGTGTTGTATTTGATGAAGTTGTTATTAAAGAAAGACTTAAAGTTGAAGGTGGAACATCAAGAACTATCTTATCTAACTTCGATGGTCCTGTTAACTTTAGTAAGGATGTTAGATTTGATGCACTGACAACTATATCCAAGACTCTAACATTATCACAAGGAACACAATCAACATCAACAACTACAGGTGATTTAATTGTATCTGGTGGTGTTGGTATTGCGAAGAGTGTTTACATTGGTGGAGACTTAACTGTATCTGGTAAATTTAATGGTGGGTCTGTTGAGTTTGGTAATGTTCAAATTGCACAAACCACTGACAATACTATTGATACTAGCAATGGTAGTTTAACTCTATCTTCTGCCAGTGGTGCAATGAACATAAATGTGACTTCTCTTGATGTTAATGCAAATATGGATGTCAGTGGCAATGTCGATCTTAATACAGATAGTTTGGCAAAGATTACCACGATGTCGATTGCCAAAGTTCAATCAACCACGAACTCAACCAGTAAAACAACTGGTGCATTAATAGTAAGTGGTGGTGTTGGAATTAATAATGATCTTCATGTAGGTGGAGACATAACTGCATTCTCCTCATCAGACCAAAATCTAAAAGAAAACATTGTTGTTATACCGAATGCACTTGATAAAATCAATGCAATTAGTGGTAACACATTCACTTGGAAAGATAGTGATAAGGGAGAAGACACTGGTGTAATTGCACAAGAGATTGAGGCACTTGGATTACCAGGTGTCACAACCATAAGAGATGATGGCACAAAAGCAGTTCGTTATGAAAAATTAGTTCCTGTATTAATACAGGCAATTAAAGAACTATCTGCGAAAGTAGATGCACTATCCTAATAAATAACTAAA